CAAGGCGCGGGCGCTATTGCAGTTTCTGCAACGCATACGGGTGGTGCGCGTGGTGCACTGTAAGGGCAACAGTGGGCGCGGGGGTAGTAAGATACAGTGGCATCTTACCCCGCAGTTGCGCAGCCTGTATGAGCAAGCGGTGGTGAGCTACCTGAGCGAGTGGTGCGGTAAGAAGAGTCGTAACGGTAGGGCGTAGTACGTATACTACGTATACTCTACGTAGCGCAGTGCGACCAGGTCAGTATAGTGGGGCTGGGGGGGTTTGTAAAGTGTTGGGTACGCGCATAATACGGGGCGATTGCCTTGCGGTGTTGCGGCGGTGGCGAACGACTGAACGTCCGCAGTGCATATTTGCCGACCCGCCGTATAACCAGGGGGTAGACTACGGCCAAGGGGCTAACGTAGACCGGCTACCGGCTGCTACCTATGTAGGCTGGCTACGGCGCTGGCTACAGGCATGCGCGGGCGTGCTGCACCCGGCTGGTAGTTTGTGGGTGCTGTTGCCCGACCAGTGGGTCGGTTACGCTGCGGTGTGGCTAACAGACGAGTGCGGTATGGTGCAGCGCAACTGGATAAAATGGTATGAGACGTTTGGGGTAAACTGCACGCACAAGTTCAACCGGTGTAGTAGGCATCTGCTGTACTACGTAAAAGATGCACGGAACTTCACGTTCAATGCCGATGCGGTGCGTACCACCAGTGCGCGGCAGCGGTTGTACAACGACCGCCGTGCTAATCCTGCCGGTAAGGTGATGGATGATGTGTGGGTTATACCGCGCGTGGCTGGTACTCACGGGGAAAGAGTGAAGTGGGCGCCTACACAGGTTCCGCTGGAGTTGGTACGGCGCGTGGTGGCTTGTAGCACTAAGCCGGGAGCGTTGGTGTTGGATCCGTTTAGCGGTACGGGTACTACTGGTGTGGTGTGCAAGCAACTACGGCGCAGGTATGTAGGTATTGAGATGAATGCGCGGTACTGCGCACTGAGTATTAGGAGGATACGCGAGTTGCGGTGGTGATGAAGGGAGGTGCTCGATGAGATTAGTTTTCTGGCTCAGACAGTTTCGATTTGCGGCGGCGGCGTGGACGGTGACACGCACTCTAGCAGCAGGCGGTATGAACTGCCAACTGCGGAGGTTGGACGCTACTTGCCATGTTGATGGGGATTGGTACTATAGAATATGGCCAACGGTACACGGGCATGACTGGTGTGGGGAATGGAGAAAAGATATTACTGACGAAGTATAGTTGTCTAACCTGGTTAGGATGAATTAGCATGGTGTTGACTGAGTTGAAAGAACGTGGCGCTGACTTGAATCGCCTCAAGAGTGACTTGCAGCGACGGTTTGTACTGGAGTATATGGTAGACCATAAACCGAAGGCTGCTGCTATAAGGGCTGGGTATAGTCCTAAGACTGCTGACGTGAAGGCCCAGCAGCTACTGAAGAACCCTATTATCAAGGCTGCCCTGGGTAAGTTGGAGCGGTTGGATGTAGAAAAGCTGGAGCTAGATAGGCACGAGGTATTGCGGCAACTGTACTACTGCGTAACCCGGGAAGCTAGGGACTTTGTAGATGAAAATGGTAAGCTGGTTACGGATGTGAACAAGCTACCGCAACGGGCGCAATGTGCCGTAGACGGCATTGAGCAGGAAATACATTACGACTCGGAGGGCAACGAGTACATCAAGACCAAGTACAAGCTGGTAAGCAAGGCTGCGGTACTTGATATGGCGATGAAACACAAAGGGTTGTTTGCACCCGACCAGCAGGAGGTGAGGCACGTGCTGGACTGGGATGCGTTGTGCAAGCCGGCAGCAATGCCGGCTAACGTGATTGAAACTAAGGCACTGGAGGTGGCCGATGCAAGTCGGAGTGAGGGCTGACAGCCGTACCCACCGGGTACGGGAGGTGAAGTTTGTAGCCAACACGTTTGAGGACGAGAAGGCGCTGGGCCTGCTGGCCTGCCTATCCATAGATCCCGAGTTGGTGTTTATGCTGATGAAGGATGAGGTGGTGCTGCTAGCGGGCCGCATGGAGTTGCAGGACATAGAAGAGGAAGATGATTGAACGAGTTTGCTGACCCCCTGCGATTGGCCGAAGTGTTGTGGCCCGATGTATGCTTCTACAGCAAGCAGCGGGACATAATATACTCCGTGCGCGATGACAAGGAAACCGTAGTGCACGCGGGCAATATGCTGGGCAAGGACTTTGTCGCGGCGTTTATCGTGCTGTGGTTCTTCCTTAGTCGTACGCCGTGCCGCATCGTTACCACTAGCGTAGATGGGCACCAGCTTGAGGGTGTGCTGTGGGGCGAAATGCGACGGTTCATACAGAACAGCCGTTACCCGTTGGACTATAGGCGGAGTGGGCCGCTGGTAATCAACCATCTGCATCTGCGTAAGATAGTGAACGGTGAACAGGACGGGCTGAGCTACGCCATAGGGCGGGTGGCAGCTAAGGGTGAAGGTTTGCAGGGGCACCACATAGCCAAAACCGGGGACGGTATACCGCGCACCCTGTTTGTAGGTGATGAAGCGAGTGCGCTGGACGATGCAGACTACAACGCGGCTGATACGTGGGCTGACCGCAAGCTGATCATCGGCAATCCGCTGCCCTGCAATAACTTCTTCCGGCTAAAGGTGCGGGAAGGTACGCAAGCCGTAGTGGGTAACGGGCATCTGAGGCAGAACGTGATTCGCATACGGGCAGAAGACAGCCCTAACGTACAACGGGGGCTAGCCGAGGCCGCTGCGGGTGCAGCCAACCCAGGCCGGCGCATGCTGATACCCGGTGTGCTGGGCTATGAAGACTATGTGAATCGCCGTGCTACCTGGGACGCGGTGCGGCAGTGCATAGGGTTAGACGGGCTGTTCTACGAGGGGGCTGAGGTACTGATGTTCCCGCCCGACTGGCTAAACAAGGCAGAGGAGGTGGGGCGCAACAGCCGGCGCGGGGGGCGGTTGGCGATGGGCCTGGATACTGCGGAGGGCGGTGACAGTACGTCGTGGGTGGTGGTAGATGACTACGGGCTGGTATCTCTACGTAGTAGGAAAACGCCAGACACGTCTAAGATACCTGGTGAAACCATAGCCCTCATAAACGAGTATGGAGTGCCTCCGGAGTGTGTGATGATTGATGCTGGGGGTGGTGGTAAAGAACACGCAGACCGTATGCGCAGTATGGGCTACGCGGTGCGCACCGTATCGTTTGGTGGCGCGGCTACGGCCCGCAAACGGCGGGGAGCCAAGAGCGTGCATCAGCGTGAACTAGAAGATGAGCGGCGCTACGCCTACCGCAACCGACGGGCAGAGTTGTATGGGGTGCTGCGGTTGCGGTTAGACCCAGCTAGGCAGGCTCAGTACGACCTGCCGGCCTTTGGGCTACCACCGGAGGTTATAAACCGCAAGCGAATGGATGGCCGTGCTAGCCTGCGTGAGCAACTGGCCCCCATACCGCTGACGTACGATGACGAAGGCAGAATGATTATACCACCCAAGCGCAAGCGCGCACGGCGTGATGGGCGAGAAGATACAACGATTACCCTCACCGACTTGATTGGATGTAGCCCGGATGAAGCTGACGCGCTGGCGCTGGCTGTGTTTGGGCTCCACGATGCTGCTTACCGGCCCACCGTTACGGTGGCCTAAATAGGAGAGTGTACTATGCCTCAACTACGTGATCCCGATAACGGTAGGTTTGTTAGCCCAGACAGGCCGTATAACCAAACCACTAACCGGCGCCCTGTAGACCCCGTGCTGAACGCGATTGAAACGTGGGTACTCAACGACATCACCAGCCGTAGCCGGCTAGCGCAGGCTATGATGGATCCGCGCCGTGACATTGACGATGAGTGTGGGTATCCCAAGACCGAAAACCTGGACATCTCGGTGTACAAAGCTATGTACGACCGCGAAGCGGTGCCGGCCCGTGTGGTAGAGGTGTTGCCCATGGAAAGTTGGCAGAGTGAGCCCGAGGTGTACGAGGTAGAGGATGTTGACAAGACCACGGCATTTGAGCAGGCGTGGGACGGCCTGAACCGTGGGCTGCGCGGTGCCGGCTGGTACCAGGACGAGGCGGGCGGTGCCGTGTGGGAGTGGCTGCGTCGTGTAGACATCCTCAGCGGTATTGGACACTACGGGGTGTTGCTGCTGGGCATAGACGACGGTAAGCCCCTGAGTGAGCCCGCCGACGGTGTGGGTGAAGACGGGCTGCAAAGCGGTACTCCCAAGGGGCGCAAGCTGTTGTACTTGCGCGCCCTGGATGAGAGTATGGCTAAGATTACCAAGTACCAGGCTGACCCCAACAATCCTAGGTACGGCCAGCCTACCGAGTATGCCCTGACCCTGGGTGCCGAAAACACTCAGGAAGGTACGGTGATGGTACACTGGAGCAGGGTGATTCACGTAGCGGACAACCTGGTCAACAGCGAAATACTGGGTACGCCGCGTATGCAGCCCGTGTTCAACCGGTTGTGGGACCTGCGCAAGCTGTACGGAGGTAGTGCGGAGATGTACTGGCGCGGGGCGTTTCCTGGCATCAGCATAGAAACCCATCCGCAGTTGGGGGCTGATGCTGAGTTGGATGTGAGTGGTGTGCGTACCGTTATGGAAAAGTACATGACGGGCCTGCAACGCTACTTGGCAATCAAGGGGGCTACGGCCAAAAGCATAGCGCCACAGGTGGTAGACCCTACACCGCAGATTGAACGGCAGATTGACGCTGTCTGCATCAAGCTGGGTATCCCGCGCCGTATTTTTGTAGGTAGTGAGCG